GGCTGCATATTTTTTCCTATACTCCTCAACCGTCGCGCCCTTTAACAACGCTTGGTATTGGCTTTCGTAAGACTGCGCCATTTGCGGATCATCGCTCTGGCGGCCAAAGTTCCTCTGATAACCGCTGATGAAGATCATGGACGCCATCAGGAACAGGTCAGGCAGATACTGAGAGATGAAGGTGGTCGTGTTGGATTGCGAAAGCGTGGCGGGCCTGACCGTGCCGATAATCTCCAGCGTGTAGGCTGCATTCGGCCACGGGCCCAGAGAGAACGTCCGCTCATTAATCATCGCAAAATACTGGGGAACCGCCGCATTGGTGGCACTCGGCCATGCGTACTGGATGTATTCCTTGGACACAGGAAGCAAGGGAACGCGCGTTCCCAAATCGGGATTTGTCGTACCCGCCGGGGTGATGACGTTAACATTCTGAAGCGTGACGAACGTACCTTGCGTTAACGCAACCTTGGACGCATTGGCCGTCGTGGCAAAACTGGTATTGGCGGACACCGTGGAGAGAAGATCGAGGTCGCGGTAAATGCGCAGTTCAGCGTACTCAATCGCATCCGGTAAGATAGAAAGCCAGTTGGCGTCAGTCTCTGGGACAACAGAAAGCGTAGCCAAAGCGGTTTTGTATGTTGCGTAGGTCAAACCCGGCATATGACGCCCTCGTTAACGCCTTGTTTTGTCCGGTTTACCATAAGTGACCCGTAACAAGAAATCTATTGTTTTGCGTAGTCTTCCTTGACTGAGACATACCAGTCGCGGGAACACTCCAGCCTGCCATTCGCTGCCCTCAAGGCCGCCCGGTTGCGCGCCAGAGCGGATCGGGCATCCATGCCAGTCTCTATCACAGGAACCGCCACCGGAGCCATGCACTCAGGCGGATCAGGCAAGTTAACGGGTTGCAATTTAGCGCCCCCGATAGCTCCGCAGCCTGTTAACATCATCGTCGGTAAGGTCGCAACGATCAGGACGCTTCCGTAGTTCTTCCTCATAACGCGCAATCTCCTCATCGTCGCGCTTGGCCGCCTCTTCCAGCCGCCTGACTTGGTTTCTGGCCCGCTCCGCAGCCTGTTCCGCCATGCTCTTGTCGCGTTCCATGGAGGCAATCTGGGCCTGCAACTCCCGCTCACGGCAGTTGGCGGAGCTATCGACACGGCCCTTGATATAAGCCCCGCCTATAGCTGATGCAGCAAGCCCCGCAATAGTCAAAGGGGCCACCCATGAAGGCAGCCCCAACCATGCCAGAAGCTTGAAGATCAGGGTCACTTGTCAAACAGCCCCTGTTCAATTTCCTTGCGATACATGGCCCAAAAGAACAGGACAAACGCAAATATGGCGACCACAAGAACAATCAAGGCGCGATAATCAAAGCCGGAAAACGCGCCAAAGGTTGCTACGCCACCGCCACCGAACCACCCGGCGATGGAGGCCCATACCCTGCGATGCTTGTAGACGGGCTTGGGCTGGACCGTGATGGCTTCAGCATCAGCCTTGGGTGTTGCTGGCGGCTCCTCACGGACGATGTTCTTGGGCGTCCCGGCGAGGAACAGGTCGCGCTCATCATTCCGCCTGTTGACAAGCCCCCTCATGACCTTGCCGTTAGCCTTAACAAACAGCAGAAACGCATCAGCCGCCCCAGCAAAATCGCCAGCGTTGAACTTGCGCAGAACAGTAGACTTGCGGAAATTGCCAATGCCAATGTTATAGGTCAGGCTGACCATCGCATCAAATTGCGGCTGTGTCGGAGGGCGCTTCAGCACCTTCTTTACATCGTTCTCATACTTGACCAAGGCTTCGCGGAGGTACTTGTCCGCCTGAGCTTGGGTAATCCGCATACCGGGCTTTACATTGATGATCCCGGCTGAACTGGTCAGGCCGTAGCCAATCGTGTAAGGTTCCCCGCCCGTCGCAGGATCGGGATAGGCGGAAAGGCTAAGGCCCTCCCACTTCTTTATGATGCGCAGACCAGCGTCGGAAGTCCTCATGCCTTGTCTACCTTGCCATCCAGCTTGTCATGTATCTTTTCAAACATCGCGCGGATTTCACGCATGATTTCCGTGAACTCTTCACGGCGGACATAGTGGACAGGAAGGGCTTTTTCTATGGAATGAAGGTCTTTGCGAAGCTCTTTCGTCGCATCCCAAAGCTGGCGGAAAAACCACCCGCCTATTGCAAATATGGCTCCAACGCCAATGTTGAAGAGAATTTGCAAGTTCAACTCCATGATGACCTCAAAGCAAAAACTCTCCCCGGCAGATTTCTAACCCAATTTCCGACACAGGAAAAGGGGTCAGTTACTTGCCAAACACCCGGCCTTCATACCATCCGTCATCCCAAAGGTGCATGAGGCGGATAAAGTAATCTTCGTACTTCTTGCCAATCACTTCAAGTGAATACCTGTTAACAGCGCGCTCGCGGATGACATGCGGGTCCAATTTTTCCGCCTCAATTGCGGCACGCTTGAACTCACCGAATGTGCGGCACCGGAAGCCCGTGACGCCATGCTCAACCGTTTCCGTAAATGCACCCCAGTCAGTCGTGATAACGGGCGTTCCACAAGCCTGAGCTTCCACGTTAACATTGCCGAACGGCTCAATGTAAATCGTGGGAACAAAGACCGCCTTGGCACGGGACATCAGCTTTCCGCGCGTTACGGGGTCAACCACACCGACATATTCCGCGCCCAGTGGAGGCGTTCCCTGACCCGCCACGATCAGCTTCTTGCCAAGGTCAAAGCAGACATCCGCCGCTATCCTGTATCCCTTTCGGTCTACAAGCCTGCCGATAAACATATAATAATCGTCTTTTTCAGCGCTAAATGGGAACTGGGCCGGGTCCAGATAGCCGGGGATTACTACATCCCACCAATTGCCATCAGCATCATGAGGCTTACCCATAGTCGCAGCGCCATAGCAGACGTGCATCCAAGCGTAGCTTTCAAAGACCCGGAACTTGCTGAAGGTGCCGCCATAACCCACGCCAAACTCTACCGTAATCATATGGGGCAACGCGTCCGCAATCTGCTTTTGGGCATACCCGCCAATGACGCACACGAAGTCCTGTTTCTCTGCCCGCCTAGAAATCTCAGCCGCCATCTTCGCGTTGGCGTTAGTCCAGAACGGCAAATTGTAATCAAAGCTGGCTGACGTGAAATGGTTGTCGCCTACGTGGGCCGCGCGATCCGCTTCAGATACACAAACGATATGTTCGGTACATGGAGCCTCATTTTTCTCCCCGCCATACAGGAAGACCTGATGGCCAAGGCTGCGCATCATGCGGCAAAAATTAATAACCTTGGCGGTGTACGCGCAGGCCAAATACTCAGCCGTGGAATGGGTGTGCGGAAGGGCGCAGACGTGAAATATCATGCCGCCTACGATACAACGCCCAATTTGTAAGTGTTACCATTAATAACAACTTCTACATAATTAGAGGTGGAAAGCATCAGTGCGCCACCGCCATCAGTCTTATATGTGCCAACCGATCCAGCGGGGCCAGTGGCACCCGTAGGTCCCTGCACGCCAGTAGGGCCGCTAGGGCCTGTAGGACCAGTTGCACCTGTGACACCTGTAGCGCCGATACCAGTCGCGCCTGTCGGGCCAGTGGCACCCGTGGAGCCTGTTGCACCCGTAACACCTGTAGCGCCAACCGGGCCAGTTGCACCGGATGGACCAAGTTGGGTGTACATAACTTGGGTGGTGGTAAGAATTACACCGGGCGTTTCTGGAACGGAGCCAGATGCCGCCCTAGTATCAATCGTGACTAGAGTGCTGTCAGTTTTCCAATAAAGCTGAACCTTGTCGCCGGAATTTGGCGCTGTATCTACGAAATTGACGGTTCCTACTGTGTAGCCCGGAATGCCGCCAGTCTGCTTGGGGATATGAAAGCGAGTATTGCTGTCAGGATAGGCTGTTCCGTTGAGCACAAGCCAAACATCAGCGTAATGTTCAGCGTTGTCTGTGTTAACGAATTGGATGGAGAACGTGAGGCTATAAACGCCCGGATTGGCGAAAGTGACCTGACTTCCACCTACAATGGATACGCCATTGGCAGAAACAGTGGAGTTGATTGAGATGGCCGCGCCAGCCGCACCTGTCGGGCCAGTCTGGTCTGTTGTGTCATAGAAGCTGCCATAGTAACCCAACGCACCGCCAGCGCCGTTAGGGCCCGTAACACCTTGCGGCCCTGTCGGACCTGTCGGGCCCGTAGGGCCTACCGGGCCTGTAGCGCCTGTAGGACCAGCCTGAATACCAGCAATCTGGGATGTGGTAGCACGAAGCGATACGCCCGCCTGTACAATTTCAACTTCTTCAGTACCGTTAAGAGATACTGCCGCCCCGAGATTTGGAATTTGTATCGAAGCCATTACAGTGTTCCCGTCTTAGGCACAGTTGTATTGTTGTAGGGGAGGCCCGGATCGTTGTTCCCGGGTGCATTGGGGTCAGTACCCGGCTCAGTGTTCAAGCTGCCCGGGGCACCGCCAGTCTGTTGAGTAACACGGAAGTCGTCATTCTCAGTAATGCGCTGGGTTGTTCCCGGCATGGGAATACCAGTTTGCGGGTTAACTGTATCCTGCCCGGAGGTCGTGCGGAACGTAGTCTCAGCAGCCTGCCAATTGTTAACGCGCGGGTTTAGAACGGGCATAGGATCAGCAGGAAGAACAATGGCGCGAAGCTGTGTTTGCGGAATGTCGTTACAGCGACGGCACACAAGCTGTTTCAGGTTTACAAGCCTGTTCCCAGACCACTGATACTGCCAGCGAAGCTCTGAGTGATTGTAGAGAAAGCCGCAATTGTCACAGATGGCAAAAGCCTCTGGGTTTCGTGTGCTGACCTTTGCTCTACCATGCGGGCGCATATTAACTCCTGAAATACCCGCCAATCATGGGGCTTATGTAAACGCTCACGTTCTCAACATCTTGAGCCGCAGCAATAGCATACGCCTCATCCGCTTCTTGCTTCAACTGCGCAGTAAGTTGTGGCGTCCAAATTCGAGACAAATAATACGCCAAACCGTTCGCAAAAGCATCCAGCCAGCGGTACGGCACGTCAATTGTCTCCCCGCCCGGTAGATTGGCGTCCTGAATTTGCGTGACGCGGTAATAGGTGATCGTAGACGGCGCGCCAGAGCCATCAGGAACAGGCCAAATCGTGACCGTGGGGCTAATCAGGCGGTCAAACCAGAAGACCGTAGGGAAGCCTTCCTGAGCCTTGTTTGGATAGCTGGCGTATTCCGTGCGGCTAATCGGCATCATAATGCGGTCTGTGTTCGTCGCGCCAGACGGCGTGCGCGCGTACATATCAAGGATCATAACCGTGTCGGCAGGCACAGGATAGGTAGACTGACCCGCCACCAAAGTGATCGTTTCAGTATCCACCTTCCACAAACTGACCCCAATATTGCTCCAACGAGACAGCATCATATTCATGGCTTGGCGAGCAGAATTAAGATGTTCCTGCGCCAAAGAAGTAGAACGAACTTGGCAAAGATTAAATGCGTAAATTACAACTTCTCCGATTGACGGGTTGTAGTTGTACGTTCCACTGCTGGTCATCTTACCCCTCCATGGGCGGTTGGATGAGTTTTATACCCATTCTCCCCATCGCCACAAACGGCTCCTGTGCGGAAACGTCGGAGCGCCCGAAGACGCCTTCGATCTCCGCGAGGGTGTAGGGCAAGCCAGCCTCTTGCGCGTAGGCAAAGACGGTTGCGGCATCGCCGGGGTAGTGGTCGGTCTGCACCCAGTTGCCCTGTTCGTCCTGTTCCCATGTGGTGCAGGGGGCAAGCGAGACGAACTCCTCGGGGATGTAGCCCGACGAGATGTAGTGCGTGGCGGGCTCCTGCCCTGTAGCAGACAGCGGTGTAGTCCACATATTTACGCCCCCCGGACCAAAGGCAGCAGCGATGGCGCGGGCTGTCGGGGCATCCTGCGCCTGAACAATTAGCGTTGAAAAAGTGTCAGTCATAGCGTGCTCATTGGATGAAGGATGCGTTTGGCATCGACATACGCGGCATAAGCCTCTTCTTTCGTCTTGAACGTCCCGATGTAAACGCGCGCATCATTTAGCGACATTGCGGCTGTCCATTTGTTGCGTTTTTTAGACACGCCAGTGAAGCCTGATGTGTTCTTTCTGTTCATGCGCTTCATGTTCTGAAGGTTTCCAGCCTGATCTACATTGCGCAGATTGGAGAGACGGTTATCGGACGTATTGCCATTGATGTGGTCAACAACCTTTGGCATCTCGCCATACACGTAAAGCCACGCAAGCCTGTGTGCATAATAGCGGCGCATATCGACGCCGATCTTCATATAACCCCTATGTGATGTCGCCCCCATCACCTCACCAGCCTTGTAGCCCCCGCGATCTGTCTTGCGCGTGAATACGCCAGTTTCGGGGTTGTATTGGACAAGCTCTTTGAGGCGTTCTGCTGTGAGAGCCATCAGTATGCTCCCGTCTTTCCGTTGACCCACGCTTCAGTCGATGCGATCTGCGCGTCAGTGGACTGAGCGCCGCGAACGATGAGGCTGTAAAGGCGTCCGTTGTAGGGAAGCGTTGTGCCACCACGGCGACCAATGTAGAGCGGATAGTTGCCGTAATTGCCTGTGCCTTGATCATCCGTTGATTGGGCATTCTGCAGGCCATTTATTCTGATGGTATTCTTATCCCCGGCAATATCGAACAGGGCAGAGATTACGTTCGTGATTGGGGATGCGAATGTTGTTGTTGAATTCAGAGGAGCAATGACGGTGCCTTTTGAGCTGGTGTGGTAAAGTGACCCAGTCGCCGTTGTGTAGCTTCCGGGGGCGAAAATGAAAGCGCCGTTATTACTATTTATGTTTGAACTCAGTTCAGTAACAACGCCCGCCGCCGCATCACTCAGTTTCCGCACACCCGCGAACACGCTCATCTTGTCCGTGGCGCTGAAGTCAATGCTCGCCGTAGACAGGCTGTCATCCGTGCCGTCAAACTTGAGGTACAGCGGGAACCCAGAGGTGTCGTAGTCCGTGGCTGCTGCAACGCGCTGGTAGGCGGGGATGCCTACGCCGTCGTTGGTGACGCGGAGGTCTGCGCCCCAGATGTAGATGCCAGAGGTGCCGTCTCCATCGTAAGAGTAGTCTGCCCAGCTTCCGAACGTGGGTGTCGTGGTGTCAGACACTCCAAACTTGATCTGCCCTACAGCGTTCCCGCTTGATGTCACGGAAAGCGTGCAACGATACCATCCGCTTCCGAGCGGTGTTATACTGGATATGCCAGAGAATGTTCCTGCCGATTGAGCGGTTGCGGCGGTTCCCGCAGAAAGATTAAATGCGGCAGCAGACCAGTTTCCAGACGTATTATCGTTGCACCCAATCGTCAAGACTGAACGAGTGTTTGCCCTCGCGGCCACGGAAATAGTGTCGGCCTTGGAACCCGAGACGCTACGATAATCAATGTGCGTCCCTGTCGTATCACTCTCAACAAGTTGATCTGCTGTCTGCGTGCCATTCGGGGCAGTTGTGACGTTAGTCATGCCAGTTGTGACAAGACCGTTTTGCGCCCACCCTGTCAGAAAGTCCTCAGTTTGCGTCAGCAGATTATACCGCGCACTCAGCACGGGGCGGGAGGCGGAGGTGGACTGCGAGGCGTGGTTGCCACGTATTGCGTAAACAGAATTTATCGTAATGCTGGCTGATAACCCAGCGGAGTTTGATCGAAAAATAGTGAAAGCTGCTGAGTTCGGTTGAGTAGCGGCCCTATACGCAGTTGGAGTGCCTGTTAACGTAACAGGGAGTGGAGTACCGCCCGCATAAACAAGCAATGACCCAGACCCGGAAGCAATAAACTCAATCACCGAATAATTGTCTGCAGTTGTAATTGCGTTAAATCGAATACCGTCACTGATTGCTGCGCTGGTAAAAGTAAGATTTGCACCATTCCTAACAATGGTTGTTGCGCCGCCGCCGTCGTAACTTGAGATGGTCATTGTTGCAGGGTTATACGAGACCAAAGAACCGCGTTTGTCGAGGATGAGGCCCACAGGCTGCTCCACCGCCGTCACGGGCGTGGTGCCTGCGCTGTCTTGGAACAGCGTGGGGAGGTCAGAGGGGTCGTACCAGACGCCCTGCTCGCCGTTGACGAACAGAGAAGCAGGAGAAAAGCCGCCAGCATCCGCTAGAAGACCCGGTGGAGTAGACAGGCTGGTCCCAAAGAGAAGGCCAGAAAAGCCGCCCCAAAGTCCTGCCGCCCCTGTGTAAAGACCGGGCATTCCTTCTCCTTACAGAGAAACGTTATTATGCTGCACAAGCGTCATCGTGACTGAGCCAGTACCACTGTTCAGAAGCACGCGGACAAAGAGCGGAGCATACCCATAGTTCCCCTGCACAGTCGTGGTCGCATTCACCAAGGCCGTGTCAGGGTGGTTAACCCAGTTTACCGCCGTAGGAGCAACCGGAAGCGTGTCGCTGTTGGGGTCATCAAGGGTCTGCTGAACCGTGTAGCTGACTGTCCCAGAGACATCGCACTGGATGGCCACTTGAGGGAAGGCCCAGTTATCAAGGCGCATCCAACGCGAGGACGCCACCGCGCTTGTGCCAACCGTAATGGCACCCGCTGCAGCCGCGCTGATCGTGATGGAGGTGACCGTCTTGAAGTCCAGAAGGGACTGCACAGTAGTCGCGTTAGGACCCGCCAGCGTCTCCGTCTGGACCTTGCCATTTGCCGCCGTACCCGTGACAACAAACGTCTTGGTGCTTTCGTTACCAGCGCATGTAATCAATACGCGGCGCGCAGTGTCCAGAACCGCCACACCACCACTAACCAGTGCGCCGTTTAGAGTAAGTGCACCAGCCCCAGCGGGCGTCTGAGAAAGGCAAATTGCGTTGGCAGAAGCTGCCGTAAGAGGACCAACAGTGGCATGAATAGGACGCATTGATTAGCCTTTCCTCTTAGACCGGGCGACTGCAATATTATCTACCGCATTTGGATAAGGCCGTCCAGCAGCGCGTGCCTTTGCTTTGGCCTGTTTGATCTGATGCGCCTTCATGGGCTTGGACTTGTGGTCCTTCGGGAGCTTCTTGTCCCAGACGGGCTTTACGGGCATTTCCACTTCCTCAATGACTTGTTGATGCGGCTGTCAGGATCGCGGGCGGTTTCGGCTGATGTCAACTTAGCCTTCATGCCCTTCATCCTTCGGCAGAAGCTATCCTTGCGCGATCCGCCTTCAGGCTGTGGGCGCTTGATGTCTTTGCCTTCAGCACGAAGAGATGCGCGGCCCTTCTCGTTGAGGCCGCCAGACGGCGACTTCCCGGCGGCCCTCTGCCATGCAGGCGTCTTTGCCATGATCGTCTCCTAGTAAAAAGGGCGAGGTGCCATGACAACACCCCGCCCCAGTAAGCCCCCAACCACAGAGGCCCCCATGCGGCCCTAGGGAGGGTCAGAGCCGCATAGATCGGTTTAACCGCGCGGCTTCTGGCC